TTAAATGAAAAAGGATTTGGTCTCATTTCGTATTCATAATTTGATGCTGATGTTTGTAATGCCTCCTGTGATTCAAATGAAGAATCAGATGTTTCAGAAAAAATCATGGGTTTCTTTTGTTCGATTCTCTTTACTTTAACAAATGTTTTCCTTTGTTCAACTCTATCAACTTTTTGAGTTGTGTGTCCAACAGTGAATTGTAAATTTTCATCACCTTTAACAGGGTTTCCTTGTTGGTCCCTCATGTCTGAATCACTTGGGCCTTTTGGTGGACCTTTTATGGGACCCTTAGGTGGAGAAGGAGGTTTTTTGTTTCTGCCTAAGATGTCAAGAGGGTCTATTAAAATTTCGCTAATAAATTTGAGCAAGGATTGCTTTGTTATAAAAGTCTCATATTTTACTCTGCCGTCTTCTAACTCAGCAGTTGTCCTTACATGAGTTGTAACAACTGGCTCACCTAATATGTAGACACTAGAAGCATGCATTTTTGATCCTGCTTGGAAAGAAAAAGCTTCAGATGATGAAGGAGTATAAGCTTTTTTGTAGATGTGGAAAATTGACTCATCTACATTCCTGCTAGGTCTAAAGAGCATTTCAGGATTTTGAGCAACCACATCTCTCCAACTTCCTTGTCTATTGTTATTATAGAGCTGACCTAAGCTTTTAAGAAACTTCAAGTATCTTTCTCCTCTTCCAATTAATAAGCTTAGAGTTACAGAAGGTTTACCAAATTCATTTATCTCAGCCCCCCTTCTTTCTAACAAGTATCTTTCTACTGCAGAAGTTTTAGGATTGCATTTTATCATTGCATACAAAGAAAAATCATATCCCATAACTCCGTTCAGTAATTCTGGTTCAAAAACAAAAAATCCAACAACTGGATGAGGTTTCTTTATTAATTCCCTTGAATATTGATGAAACAATCTACTACCATGAGCACCTAAGCAAATATAGTGTATCCTTGCTTGACAAGCTTGAACTATTGCAGAAAGAATTGAGCTTCCTCCATTTTCAATTATTTGCTTTCTAAGATCTGCCATTAAGTTTTGTCTTGAATCAAGACCAGCTATAACCCTCTGAGTAGAAGCAGCAAAAACAAACTTGATTAATGGCATTTGAATTGTATTTGAGAACATCCAAATACTATTGTACTCTTCTATATTTGAAAAGACCCCTATAGTTGATTTTTCATCGCTTTCAGCTGAGCAAAAATACGAGTAAGAAGCTCTTCTAGCATAAGACAACAATGTTAGTAAAAGGTAATGCTCTTTCTTTAACAAGCGAGCTATTACACTTTTAATTGAAGAAGAATCATCTGATGAGACTTTAGAAGTGATTATCAAAATGTCTTCAATGTCAAACATTTGAGAATTTTGATAATATTTGAAAATTAACTGGGCAACCGTGACAAAAGCAAGCATGCAGCAAGCATGTAAAAGAGATGATAAGAAGTGTAAAATGCCTTGCATCATGTTACTTTCATTGTGAAGAAAAACCCCTAGTGCTTTTCTTAACAATCTGCCAATCTTATTACCTAAAAACTCTTGCTTCATCTCACTCATACCTGCGTCAAATTGTTTTATGTCAGGAAAGTCATAAAACTTTGATAATAGTGCTTTAGGCAACTCTAATTTTTTCTTTGTTAACAGATTTAATATTCGGAAAATTCCATTGTGAAATTTTTGTGGCAAGAGTCTAGATAAAAGAGCACCAAAAACAGGCATGACAAACCTTTGACACCATGTTGTAGCATCACCAGAATCTATGCAATGCAACATCTTAGCATCTGGACCCATCTTTTTCTTTGCTGAATAACATTGATTGTAATGATTATCTGATTTCATTATCTTCTGATCCCCTTTAGTCAAAGTTTCATTAGGTAACATTTCATCAATTATCCGAGCTATAGTTTCAAGGTAATTAATAGCCACTCTAGAATAGATATCTAAAACAAAGATTTCTCTAGGGCCTCCTAGCTGTAATTTTTTGAACAAGTTAGCCATAACACCTCCAATCATTTCTAGGTCTTTGACAACCTCATCCAACTTTCCTAAAGCTAGATGATTCATTTTCCCCGTGAACAGCATCTCTAAAATGCCCTCTAAAACTCGTCTTCTTCTATTCATTTTGGCATCCTTGCTCCAGGTGTCAATCAGAGGTCTTATTGCAGAAGCTTTGAGGGTGGCCATTGATTCTGGGCTCTTAGAAGAGAGTGCTTTATTTAATTTTGCTTCAAAAACCTCGTCAAACCTTCCTGAATTCTGCGAATTCAAGTATGAACGAGCCAACTCAGCAGACCAAAGAACATATTTGAGGTTAAATTCATGATCCTTTATTTTAAGAGGGTCCATTTCGGAATTAAATCCCATTGATTCTTTGTCAGCAAAGGGCATTAATAGTTCTTCTTTAATAATTTTACT